CGCCCCCTTGGGGAAGGGCACACTAGGTCGATCACCAGCGCAGAACTCCCTCCAACCCAGGATCGGCTCTGCCAGTACGTCTCGGTAGTAGATCGAGCTTACGCACGGTCCCTTATACCTTGACCACCTCTGTATGATGAGATGGGCATTGAGCGCATCTGACCCGAAGGCCAGGACCCTTGTGATGATTCGGACCCGAGGGTCTTCTATCGCCACTGGGCGTTCGGGAAATGCCATTCGCTTTGCAATGTCAGCGAGATCGCGGTTGACTAGACCACGTTCCCACGTATGCCCCAGGAACGACAAAGCATCACCGCTCCGCGTCACTTCAGACTTGGATGCATTTAGGTTTAGCCCTACTTCCTTAAAGGCACTGGCCCATTTCGCCAGGGGGAGGTACTCTCCTATCCCAACGAGACCATCATCGCCCAGCACTAGCAGCTTATCTCGGTACACCAATCTGCCCAAGAGACGCAGCGATGCATATTGAACCGCAAAATAGTTAACAATACTGTCAACCATCTGCGTCCAGTACGAGCCCGAAGGCACGCCCTGGTGAACCACATACACCTGGCCGTCCGGCATCAACACAGGGGTGTGAATGAAGTAGTGGACCATACGGTCCCACTCCACCTCGTCCAGCCCATCACTAAAGTGAGTCTTAAGCACCTCAAACGCTCTAGCAATGATTTTAGGATGGACAGAGCTATCGAATGCAGCAAAGTCGAAACCATACCGCACACCCGCGTTCTCTATCGGGACAAGCCGTGCCGCCAACTCATGTCGATGTAGCCCAAAGGCCATCGGCGACCGGTTGGTCAGGAACCAGTTAATGAGAGGCCGCGCATATTGCGCCTCACATAGCGTCATATGGAGTGGATAACCCCACACTAGCCTCGTCTTCGGCCCCTCATCTCCATGCTGGATTCTATGGTAAGCAACACACGGCTGAGGTGCGATCTCACCATTAGCGAAACGGCGCATACGAGCGTAGTCTTGCTCAAACGCCTGCTCCTTCTTGACAAACAAGGGAGCTCCGCTAGCCTTCTCCAGCTTCACCGCGTTTTTCAACTCCTCAATGTCGCGGACTGGCTTCAGGTCGCCCTGACCCCCAAAGACGCTTCGCGTTTCACGCCACGCGGCATGCCAAGCATTCTCGTCTAACGACAAAGTCGCCGGCTTACCATACTTACCCAATGCGCTATACAGCTTCTCAGGCTCGTATTGTGACTTATTGTCACGCTCTACATCCAGGTCAAAGCCCTGTTCCTCTAACGCTCTCAGGACGTGCCATTCCACAATAGTCCCCGTCTTTTGAGCTAGCTGCCGAATAACGGCGTCGGCGCGTTTGCTGTGGTATTTGCCACGACAATCCACGCTTCCGAGACTCCGATTGAGTCCGGTCATTTTCACCTCACTAGTTACTCTGAGTTGTCATGTCGAGTGTCATGGAATTA